TAACCTAGGTTTCGGTGTGCGATTGTTCTTCGTCGATTATCTTTAAGGCGCTCAGTATAATCTGATCGTCACCTGCATCTAGTACGTTACTGTCGCGCAGTTTAACCAGCGTCATCCACGCGAGTAGTAGTTCGTTTTTAGTTGCTTCCATTAGATACTCCTGTGGCAGGAGTTAAGATACCCCCTCCGAAGAGGGGGGTGCTTCTTAGAGCAGGAGGACGACAGTACGTTGTTTGCGAGAAGGGGACGCGCTGTCTGTGCCAATATATCATAGAACGCGCCATATACAAACTCCCCATTTATCGCCTACAACCCCTACCTGAACCTCTATATCCCAACCTTTACCTGCGGTTATTGTTTTAGCTTCCGCTATTGCTTTTGCAGTGTTGATGCAGGGTACAAAAATAGATGTACCTACTGCCATCGCACTCCATTCCACTACGATCCGTACCCCGTCAGGACATAGATCATACGTTCTCAGAACTCCCCGACTCATCGGCTTCCTCGGCAAATTGAACGACCAGTACGTCTGTGGGTGGCATCCTAAAGTGGGTGCCCTTACCTAAACGCATCTTCATCTTCTTGGCCTTGAGCTTATCCATCATCTCTTGTACGAACGCCGAGTAATTTATCTGCTGTTCACCGCACCACATACGGAACGGTTTCGGCACAAGGTATAATTTCTTAATGTCGGTCTCGTATCGGGCCACTAATTTATTCCTAGGCACCGTCTCAGGTTGGATCAAAGAGTCCAGTACAGTACCGTCTTGCTTACGCAAATCACTCGTACTTTTTATCCTTAAGATGTTATCGTAATGCTCATTGATGTACTCGTTTAGAGTTTGCTCTATGGAAACCGCCATATCTTTGCTCTTATCTTTGTTGTCTTTGAGTACTTTTATGATCCAACGATGTATCGCTGCCATATCGAACTGAATCAACCCAAGGTTCTTAGCCAGTATCCCGCCAGACAATGCAAGCGATGGCCCTGCCGACCAAAAACGATTCTCCGACGTTAACCCACCTTCTTTGTCAACTTTGAGCTGAACGCTTCCGATTAATTGCTTGACTTGATCGAGGTTATTTATTATGTGCTGTACATAAATAGGCCCAGCGTGCCCATAACACTTTTCAATGTTGGCTGCAAATACGTCCGTCTCTGCTTTACTGTCAGGGCTTTTGAATATCTTGTCAACCCGAACTTCTAGTATCCGCTGCGCCTCTGCACTTGGGTTTTCTTTCGCCAGACGTATACGTTCTATAACGCTGGTGTTACCGCTGGTCACTGCCATAAGACTCCACGACTCACCACGTATCCGTTCAGCGTTGCTACCACTGACCATACGACCCCGCTGCTTCCCTGAAGTAAACTGGTACGCCAACTCACTCAACTGTTTCGGTGTTGCATTAGTCAGCTCATCAATGAACAACGGTAGGTTGTGTAGTACTTCTGAACGGTTCATCTTGCTGTTGTGCGTATCTCGATCATCCAAGATAAGCTCTTCAGGGTCACCCCATATAGATGCCGCTGCTTTCATCGCAGTTGTTTTACCTAGCCCAGAATCCTTACTGTGTAGGTGGATGGCCGAGCACGCGATACCACCCATGAACTCCATAAGGATTGATCCAAACCCTGCACATACTATGTATTGGTGTAGTTCAAATCCCGGTCTGTTGTAGAACTCCATCAACGCCTTCCATTCCTCAAGCGTACCCTTGGGTTCAAACGCAGGAAACATACCGGCTGTCTGCGCTGATGGTGGGTTGAATTCAATCGTGTCTTTACGTATTTTCTGGTTGCCCAGAATAAAAGTGGATGCTGTATCGTCTGTCCATCCAAACTGTCTATGTGCTTTATCTGCCATTTCGGTTGCCTGTAGTTCGTTAATCCATACTGTTACGTACCGCATCAAGTCATCTATGTTGGGTATTGCAACACCCCGCATTGACATCTGTTTGCGAAACTCCTCTTTTGACGTTACCGCTGTCAGGGGTACTGTAAACTCCCTAACACCGTCTTTCGGTAGGTGCAAGCGCATTACCACCGCTTCCCCTATTTCCACATCTACTATGCGCTGCACCACATAGACATCGTTGTGGTAAATCTGCTTCTCTTCTATGTCCCCGTCTGCGTTCTTGTTGCGTACGTACACACCACCACTTGCACCACGCACGTATGGGAACGGGTATTTCGGAATTACGTACGTGTTAACAGGTGCATTGGGTAGGTCTAAGGCAGGGACATGTACTACGTTATCTTCTTCGGTAGCTTCTCGTAGCGTCTTCCCAACGTGCAATGGGCTACGTAACTTACCCCGATTAGGGCAAGCCAAACATGCTTCAGGGTTCTCTTCCTCAAACTTGTTACAGGTGTACCGTTTATCAGCCGTCAAGTTATCCCACTTAGCATCTGTCTCTTCAGGGTTATAACCTTCGTACCCACTGGATATCTTGTGTGCCTTCTCCCGACTACCATCACTGCACGCTTTAAGAATCGATAGCATCCCACGCCATATAGGTTCTGAGACGCCGTTCTGGTTCTTTAGGGCGTTATAGATCTGGACGCACCCTGCGCCTTCGTTTGATTTCTGTAAGATGTGCTTGAACTTATACTCTTGGTTTCCCAGCGCAGCGAGCATCGTCGCACTAGGGGCTTCTATTCTTTTGTTAGGAACTGGTATCAAGTCTCCACCAACGAGGTCTGAGAACTTGTCGAAGTCAACTAACGCCGAAACCGTTGGCCCTATAAAGCCCACTGCTACAGGAGTGTCAGGCTTGTAGTTGTGTGTTTGGGGTACACGCAAGACCCGTGCAGCATCCGATGTAACCGCAGGGTCGGCAGGGAAATTACTTCGGGCGCAAAGAGCCTTGAGGCGTTCTGCTACAGGTAGCCAGTCATCTAGGCACACTGCCTCTTTGAGTGGCCAGTACACATGCACACCCCTACCAGAGTTAATGATGGTGGGACGTGGTAACGAATAAGTCTTACAAAACTGCTTTAGTGCTTGCATGGCTTCTTGCTGAGAAGCGAATTCTTTGGATGGGCCGCAATCAAGATCTAGGAAGAAGGACTTAAGATGTTTTACGTTATCGACTTTACGCGATTTACCTTCGTTGAACGTAGCTAAAGCAAAATAAACATCGTAATCGTTATCATCTAGGTCTTTGGCGGCACTGACTAATTGGTCTATGGAACCATAAAACTGTTGGCTTCTTTTATCTTTGGAACTGTTGGACGCAAAAATACAATATAGCCCACTGCTCGATAGAACCTCCTTTAAAAATGTTGTTGTATCCATAAGCGTAGATCCGAGCGACACCACGGCAGGGGCATTATTACGCCCTCTTCGACTAGTCTAGCCGTGGGTATTGTTTTAGGAATGGGCTTCTTCTCGAAGATACCCAAAGTAATTAGGACTAGTCGTCCCATCCATCAACAAGTGCACTCAAATCTGCCGCTTCTTTCGGTGCTGCCGACTTCACCTTCGCCACTTTCTTCGGCTCTTTTACAGGTTCTTCGACATCTTCTACATCAACTTCTACTACATCAACTTCGTCGGCTGTCACCGGGGCAGACTGGGTAACGTCTGCAAAAGGACTTACCTCTCCGCCAACGGTGAAGCCTTCCACTGCATCAAACGGGGATGACGCTTGTAGCGGTACGTACTTGGTGACTTGCACTGCTCGTAACCGTAGTGATACCCCTGCTTCTCGCATGTTGTATGGGAAAAGAACGACCGCAATGTTACCAACACTGCCGGTAGTCAAGGCAAAATCTTCATCTAACTCCTTGTTCCCTGCGTCATATTGCTTAGGCTTGCTGGTAGCATCTTTACCGTACGCCCCTTTCAACGTGGCTTTACCAATAAACATACCGTCATCAGTCTTCTTGAAAGGCATGGGGATCTTCTCAGGCCATTTAGCCTCACGCTTCTCAGCGTATGCAGCCGCCATAGCGCCCATCAATTCTTTAGCCTGTTTATCGTCCATCTTAAACTGCATCGAGTAAGAAGCACCGTCGTCGAATGGGTCACACGGCACACTTCTGTTCTCCGTATTATCAAAACGGTAGGTCTTATTGATACGTGGGTATAGTACTTCAACACCTTTTATAAGGTAGTTCATATATGTTTCTCCAAACATTTAGTCATTTAATTTAAAACCGTCAACCTCATCGAATGGGGAAACACTCCGATCTTCTACCGGCGCAACAATTTTAGTCATTGCGTTAATAGTATCTTCGTGATCCTGCATCTCTTTGACAGTCTCTAGCTCCTGCTCTTCTAACGGACGTATCGGTCTGAAGAAGAGTTTTGGTGTATCGCTACCTTCGTCGAAATAAATCTTCGATATGACAGCGATGAAAGGCGTCTCACGCGCCTCAAGGTACCGTGCATAAGCACGTAGGGGCATTTCCCCTTTTACCGCGTCCCCAAATATAGAAGTCGGGGGTAGTTGTAACTGATAAACTGTTTCCAGATCATCCTTTAAAACGACTGCCAAACGCTGCACAAAACGACATGCGCGCCCAGAGCCTTTCCCAGAACCTCTAATATTTTGAACACAATCTAAGCAACGTCCAGACTGCCGTTGGGTATCTGGTACGTCTAAAGCAGGGTATTCGGTATCGTTAGACCAACAAGTCGGTGCAACTATTTTATCGGGGTCGTACTCATTTTTATAATACATCCTAGACGTATAAGCAACGCCAATGATGATGCACTCGATAGAATCTAGACCCTCGGTGGGTATACCACCAAACTTCTTGTCCTTAATACCAATTCTTTTAACGTTAGTTTCCATTAATAATCTTCGTCTGTATCCAAGTCAGGGACTTCGACCCGATCATCTTCTGGACTTACTTCATCCCATGTTGTGTCAGGTGCATCTTCGTTCAAGTCACTAAGTAGTGCTTGCGATACGGCATTCAAGTCGTACCTGTAGGTCTGCCCTATATGAATGTAAGTATTTTTCGGTATACGCCCTTGCTTCATCCAGTTACGGATCAAGCGTTCAGATACCATAAAGTGTTGAGCGACTTCTCTAATTGAAACTAATGCGGGTGTCATGGTTACTTCCTTCTAACGGATATAGTGTATGTGGAGTTTGAGTTAAGACCTTTCGGCAACAAGTCAGGATTCGACTCAAGAAATTCTCTCATGTTCTTCTGGTTTAGGCGCTTGTCCAACAGTGCGGGTTCTCCGTGCTCAAGAATAAACTTGTGCATTTGGTCCCAGTCGCTAGTCCAATACGTTTGTTTAACCGTCCGATAGAATAGACCTTCTGAAGTCTTGACGCTGCTAACGTCATGTTCTTTGCAGTGTTCCAACAGAGCGCCCTTCACCGCGTCCAATTGTTCTACAAGAATGCTGTCCTCTTTGTCGAATTCCGCCTTCAATTCAGACCGTCGATCCCGTATTTTTATATAGGTCTTGACCAACTTGTCTAAAGGTATAGCCGTTTCGCTGCCCATTTACATCTCCTTAACTTGCCGAACTGTTGAATATAATATACTTGGCTGTCCTACGCAAGTATATCATTGTATAAATCAATCATTTTTGTATGGATATTGATTTTATTGTCCAGCATTGCATAAACACGTTTTTCTATGGACGATCCTTGCAACTGAACCACGGTACACTTGTGGTCTTGACCTGATCTGTGTACCCGAGCGTTAGCCTGTGCGTACGTTTCTAGTGAACTGGTTGGCCCCCACCATACCACCGTATTCGCAGCCGTCAGGGTCACACCGTGCGCTGCTGCTTGGGGTTGGATTACTAACACCCTAGGGTCATCAGAATTCTGGAACTGCCTAAAGATCTGCGTCCGTTTAGCCGCTGGTACATCACCACGAATGACTGCTGTACTGATGCCGTCAGCTTCTAATTTGTCAGTAAGAATGTCTATAACATGCCTGAAAGGCACGAATACCAATACCTTCTTACTAGACTCGTCGATTACCTCGCGCAGGACTTTGTACCGGTGCTTGATATCAAACTCTAGCGTGTCTCCAGTATCGGTGTAGACTGCACCGCAGGATATTTGTAGTAACTTGTTCATGTTCACTGCTGCATTAGACGCAGTTACCTGCTCACCTGCTGCGTCCATAATCATTTTATCTCGTAACAAGTTATAGTATTTGTTCTGCTGTCTGGTAAGTTCAACTTCCCGTTTTACATACACCATAGGCGGTAGGTCTAAACATTCTTCTTTGGTGAACCGTATGGCTGGTTGTAGCACACGGAATACGGTGTCGGTTGCGTTGTCTTTGGGTACCCACCTAAAGTTAGTAACTTTAAACATGACCTGATCGCGGAACGAACCGCCGAAGCGGGGCACTGCCGCAGGGTTAACGAGTTTAGCCAAGCCATACGCATCCACTGGGCTTTGTGCCGCAGGGGTACCGGTCATCATCCATAACCATTTTTCAGGGGTCATCAACGCGTTGAGCGTCTTCCATCGTTTGGTCTGGGGGTTCTTGTAGTGGGTCGCCTCGTCCACAATGATTAGGTCAAAACCACCATTTGCCACGGCGTCCGACACAATCTCAACACCGTCATAATTTATTATCACGTAATCAGCGTTACCCTCAATGATCTCCCTGCGTTTCTTCGCTGATCCATAGGCCACGTCTACTGTTCGGTGCATTGCAAACGTGAACAGATCATTACGCCACGCGGAATCCATGATAGACAAGGGACATATAATCAACACCCGTTGGATACGACCCACATTCATAAGGTAATCTGAAGCCCAGATCGCACTAGCTGTCTTACCCGTACCCTGCTCGTTGAAGCAGAACGCTCGCTTGTTCATGGTAAGAAACGATGACGTGGTTTTCTGGTGCTCAAACGGGGAATACTTACCCGTCCACTTATACTTCCCTTCAATAGGGGATGGCACCTTGATGTTTAAGTTCTTCAGTACATGCGCCTCGTCGATACCCCACTTAACCACTACCTTGTTATCAGGTAGTTCTTGGCTCTTGGGTATGACCGTCGTTACTTTTTTAGGGTTGCGAAGCCGCAAGAGCAGCGCCTTGTTATCTAAAATTTTCATATATTTTCCTGCTAGAAAAGCCCTGCTT